GTAAAAGCCTTTTTCATCATAACAATAAAAGTTCATGTGCTTTCTCCTAGTATTTAATAATGTGATTTACACCCAGGTTGGCGGGGCGTGTTTCGTTACCCGCCCTAGGAACTCCATTTGTTCCATCGTTAGAAATATCAACACCTAAATTTTGAAGTCCGCTTTGAGTATTTGCCCAAGCGGCCCCACCCTGTAAACCACCTTGGCCCGCTCCTTGATATATCCTATGATAATGGCCTTGAAGCTGATCGTTCTGTTTTGTTCCAAGTGTAGTAGAATATGCCGTACCATTTGAAGTGGTCATGCTACCGTTAGTACCCGCACCCCTTAAAAAGATACCTCTGGTATCTGGAAGACTAAAATTCGCTCCCGATCCCCCATAAGTATATCCAATGGATGCAAACAGGTTGGCATATGTTGTAGTGGACAGAGAAGATCCGTCTGTAAACAAGAATCCTGATGGGGCCGAAGATCCTGAATATGGGATAATTGACCCGGTTGGAATGGTTGCTTTGCTATATGAGGAAATGATGCTCCATTTGGTCCCGTTAGAATGAACGTAAATGGCGCCATATCCTGACAAGAGATAGGTATTAAGATCGTCGATTAATTCGGCGCCGTTACCCTTAACTGTTACCGTGTTAAGAGAAGACCCCATCATTTTAATATAATACGTTTTGTTTAGATTGCTGGAAACGGCAGGAAGCGTTACAACAAATGACCCCGAAGTTGGATCTGCGAGAATAATGTCGTCATTTGCTGTGGCAGTATAGGTGGTTGTTGGAGATGCGATTTTCTTGCCGTATGGCTTCCAATTTGTGGTGCTTGTTACGGCATTCCCAACGTTTGGTGATCCGGTCGTTCCAGTTAATGAAACGTACACCGCGCCGTTGCCATCTTGAACCATTGATCCAATATAGTATTCGGTTGTGGCGTCGTATTCTGCAATCCCTTGTTGCATCAGATATGCCAATTGGTAAAAGCCGACATAATGAACGGCATTCATGTCTTCAATTGCTGGGGAGTTAGATCCAACAACCCCAGAAAACCAACCGCCCAACCAATTTGAAAGCGATTGCATCTGTGCCGGGTCAGTGGTGGTTGCGGGAGAACCCGCCGCCAAAGATCCATATTTCCCAATTTGACCGGTTCCGGCCGACGAAGCAAAAATCTTTTGATAAACTCGCGGTAATTTCGCCATAAATCTCCCTAAGTGATCGCGTTAGTATAACTAATCCACGGCGTGTTTGTAGTATAACCCGTGTACTTATTAAATCCAGTTACATTAGACGGTGGGGTGTCGTAAGTTCTCATCCCAAAAATGTTTGCAAGATTTGCAATATAAATTAACGCGCCGAGTTGAACTGCCATTGGGCGGGGCAACAGTTTTTGTGCCACCAGCATTACCGCCAAGGCGCTTGTGCCAATTGCGGTACTCAAAACGTAATCCATGTGCATATTTCGGTAATCGTAAACCAAGTAATTACCGGGGAAAAAGCTGTAAAGGCGTTGCTGAATATCGTAAAGGCTGGAGCCGCCATTGTTTACAATGATCCCAAATTTAATCAATTGCCTAAAATCAGCATCCGACAGAGTGACATATCCAGAAAGCGTGTTTGCACTTCTTAATACGCCAACATACTTTGCGATTGTATCGAGTTGAACCCCAACCGCGGTATCAATGTTATACGCGTTTTGAACCTGAACCGGCAATTGGTCCATGATAATCGGTCGAACTACCGCATCAACCGTCGCCCTGGCTTTCGCCTTGTTGTTGTATTGGACGATTAAAAGGTTAATGTAATAATTTACGATATCATTCGTTGTCATTAGATCACCGTTATTGTGATGTTAGCGGAACTAAGAGCAAATTGGTTGTTTCTAAGGGTTGTGTTTAAGACGTTTGCCCATCCACCTGTCCCGGTGAGGCTGAACCCTTGAGATCCCGCCGTGACCGTTACCAATGAATTTGGATCAATTTGCTGAACATAAGTTCCAAGCTCGGTAATATCTACGGTTTGAGCGACCCCAGGAACCCAAATGCTTGGCAGCTTGTTTTTAATCTGGGTTGCCAAAGGCGCATTAATTCCATCAATCGAAGTAACGTTAAACTTAATATAAAGCGGAAGGGGGGTAACAACGTCCCACTTTACTGTAAAGAATGATCCGTCTACCTGGGTAATGGTATAACTTTGAGCGCCATACATTCCGCACCCGGCATTGCGTTTTTGATAGATGGCACTAGCAACATCAATAGGTGCAACAGCGCCACCAATTACAACGTTAATTGAGTGTGACGGAAGCCCGTATGAGTCGGTAATATCAGTAACGTTTTCATAAACTTGGGCGGTAGTTACGCCGTTGATATTATTAAGTGCGGCTAACAGGCCGGCCAAATAACCCTGTGATCCGATGGAAACGGATTGTTGACGACGGAGGCGAAGCTGTCCGTCTGTTTCTTCGTTCAATCCCAATGAAGTATAGGCGCTTGGGTTGTTAATGTTGGAAACTCCCAAAACAACGCTGACCGGAACCGTAATCGAGTTTGGAACCGTAAGAACCTCTCCGGGTGCGCTGGCCTGGAACGAATAGGTGTAGACCCCGGCAGACGCCGGATATTGGGTCGTGATCAATTGGAATTGATTTCCCTGGGAATCTGCCACCGTGTAAGGATTCGATGGAAACAAGTCCAGTCCTTGCAGCGTAAGGGCCTGAGTGGTCGTGATGTTAATGTTGGTAATCGTGTGAGTTCCGGCTTTACGCTGAATCCCGTTAAGCGCCACCCTTTGATCAAGAATCGTGCCAAATGCCAGATCAGGGTCGAAGTTATTGTTGATCTGAACCAACAAGTCTTCTTGGTCGAGGATTGCCTGAATAAAGATATTTAAAAGCTGTCCGTCCGGGGTGGAGGAATCCAGGTTAATGTCGGTCCCATAAATGGCTTGGTAAGCGGCCACCATTTGGGACAAAAGCTCCGAGTATGTTTTGACGGTTAATCCGCTTGTTCCGATACTGTTAGGCATTGATCTGTCCTCCGATTGTCACCGATCCACCGGTAGATTTGTTTTCTGAATACAAGCTAACAACCTGATAGGTGACTGTCATGCTTCTATTTTGATTTAAATTAACGCTAAGTTCAACGGTGCTTTGAACATACGGGGTGTTCAAAATCGTGTTGTTAATGGCAATTTGGGCCTGTGGAAGATTCTTGGAGCCGATAATGTTTAACCAATCAATCCCGGCATTCAGGTCAAAAAAACAGTCCCCGGTGTAGGATAAAAGGTTAGTCTGAATCAATTGGGCAACGGCCGAATTGTTGACCAAATAGTTGTTTTTTCCTTTGCCAAAGGTCCAATCGTGATTCGTGTCCAAAGCGCGTACAATCATTCTAATAACCCCACCAAGTGTGTTGAAATTGTCGAAATATCCGATGAGAGTGTTGTAAAAGTTGCCGAGTTTACTGGAGTTCCACTTACACCGCCCCCAGGGGTAACGCCTGACACAGTAATGGCTTTAATTGCCGTGCATAAATCATTTAGTTTTGTGCAAAGGTTGGTTAATTCGGTTTTCAAGTTATATGTAGAATTGTCAATTTTGACTTTGCTTGCCGAAACCGCAACCTGGGTGTTGCCGTTGTATAACTTTGCGTGTGTCGTGTCATATCCCGCAATTGGATTTGCCGCCGACCTGATCCCGACAATTGCAATCCCGTTGCCCATTCCGTGATGGTCCAAGGACGCGGGTGGGGCGGTGGTGGCGCCGCTTGCAAACCAATTTGAGAAGTCCCGATCATTAAAAAGAACAACGCATGAGTCGCCCGGTGAAATTGGAAAAGTCAATCCAGCCGCGCCCCCGGACAGAACCACGCAAGGAACTTGCATCAAAAGCGGGTATGGTTGGGTTTCGTTCTTTGTAACCCCCGCGGAATCCATTTGAACAAACACGCGAGGGTAATTGATCTGAATTTGTGCGGTACAATCTGCCGAGTTGAAGGTTTGAATCGTCCCGATTGCCACGCAATTCATGGTCAGAAAGATTTCTTTTTTAAGGGTCTCAAGAACATCCCTAAGGGTAGGGTCTACAAACTGATAAAACGCCGGAAGTGGCTGAATAGTAAAATTACCCACCGACTAATACCTCATTGGGTTTTACGATAAATTTGGTCAAAGCCAGGGTCGTTACGGCCTCACCGCCGACAGATCCTGAAATGGTCCCTTTGTGGGTGATCCCCATAACCCGATAATCACCATTGAAGTTGGGGTTTTTAGGGGGCATTTTGTTGAGAGTTTGTTCGTAAATTGCTCCCTCAATGCTATCGAGGGTGATTAGCTGCCCACAACGAATGCCCGGCTGAAACAGAATGTCGACATAAACCACCTTGTTGGCCTGGCGAGGGGTTCCCAATAATCCGGTTTGAGACGAAATCTTCACCAGGGATGCCCGCGCATATTCGTCTTCGTTCAAATAATTGACGGTCGCATTATCAATAAAAACCTTTGGGCCAAAATAGTTCCTCAAAACGTCCATGCAGCTTCCTTGAACTGTAATGTCTTTTTGAAAAACAATCTGATCGAGCGTTAAAAATGAATTGGTTTCGGGCACATAAAACCTTTTACTGATCGCGCCACGTTGTACACCGATTGAGGAAAGCTGACCAACAACGTCATTCATCAAAACCAAATAACTATCACCCTTTTTGTATGCCTTGGAAAAAGGGGCTTCTGCAATTGCAATTGGGTTGTCGAACCCTTCCACCGTGGTAATAAAGTCCACGCCTTCCCGAACGGATGCGGCCATTTGAACCTTGCCGCTAAAACAAATCGACAAGTTGTCCCCATATCCGGCCATGAATAGAACGTTTTTGTCGTATTTCAGGTTCCAGTCATCCCGCCTAATCTCTTTTCGAGTGCTTGGTGAAAGGTTGTAAATCTCAAACGTGGCAGAATTGGATGACAAAAGGTTGTTTCGCTGAATGGTGAATTTAATGGTGATGGGATTTTTGATAACTCGATAAGTCGAATCCTCCCTTTGCACCCTAAATTCATATGCCCGGTTCAGCTTAATTGCCATTTATGTATGCCCCAAGCTGTTTAACTTCGTCAGAATTCAAAATAAACAATCTACATCTGCCGCTATTAAAGTCCTGTTGATTTACCGGTTCAACACCGTCTTTGCTGGAGCATCCAATCCCGTATGGGATTTGGTTTTTGTACTGATAGAGAAAGTTTGGGCTAATTACAATTCGGATATTTTGAAGCTGAAACGTTCCATATACGAGCTTGGTGATGAACCACCCGTATTGCATGGGTTTATATTCCAGCGTCAAAGAAATGGCAGTTCCGTCCGGGAATAACAGCGATTGAGTCTGTTTTGCAAAGTTAGTAATTTGCTGAACGTCATACATAGTTAGCTCCCCGTAATTGACGACAAAAACGAGTCAAAACTTGTTGCAGATTGCAACAGTGTGTTTTCCCCTTGATCCTGATTAACTGAGGATTGCGACGCCAGTTGACCATCTTTTTGCGTGTCGGGGTAAAGTGTTTGCGAAATGGTGGTATCAATGAACCGCATTTTTTTGAATGTGATCTCAAAATCACTAATCATCCGAGTGCTTGCGTCCTGGCTGGCCCGGAGGCTTTCAATTGCCATGTTGGTGTATTTGCACCATGGCGTTTGAATCGTATAAAGGGTTCTGTTTCTCCATGCTGAAGAGAAGATTCCAAAAAAATACGCCTGTTTTGTAATATATCCGGATTTTAAAGAAAGGTTTTGACCTACGGTAGATGCCAGGTTTGCCGCCACCTGGTAGGCAAGAACGACGTTATTTAGGGCGGTCAGAGCAGTTACAGACAGATCCGGGGTATATGCCGCCAAGGTAGTCAATTTCTGCGTCAGGAACGACAGACCAACGCCCGCTGGAGCGATTGGGAACACGTCGTTAAGCTCACCAATGAACCCCTGTACCGTTACGCGCTCGGGTCGCAGTGCAATGTGGTCATTGATTGCAGAGTTGGTTTCAACATACGAATCGGTAATATCGCTTTGCAGTTCAATCGCGTTTTCGCCTTCAATATGAAACAGGTACTGTTTCCCGTTCAAAGAGGGTTCTTGCGCTCCCGCAGGGATCGCCGCGGATTGTTCCTGATAACCCGTATTTTTGTTTGGGTTAATGATCGCCAGGTTTGAGAGTGAAGTTATGTTTGCTGATGCGCTATTGATTGCCATATTATGCTATTTGCGCCCGCGATGAAAATTGGTAGTACGCCTGTTTGGTTTTTTCAGAAATCACCTGAGCAATTCTTTCGGCGCTATCCTCCACGCTTCCATCAATATGAATGGTTTGATTGATTGTGTTTTGCCCATGCGCCCCAGGGATCAGAAGATTCTTTCTTAGTTTTTCTTCTTCCTCCGTGGTCTTATGAGGGACCATTTCGAACATTTTTTGAAGCGGATTCAAAATCAATCCACTAGGGGTCATTTTGTAAATGCTTGGAGCAACCTTTAAAAGTTCTTTAAACGCATCCCCGAACGACATTTTACCACCAAAAACCTTGGTAATGTCCTTTGCAGCGGTTGCCAATGCCGACAATCCCTGAGCAAAACCGTCCATTGTAGACTTGGAGTATTCTAGAATCTGTAGGGCTTTCGCAATGTCCGTCAGAGCGGTTGCAAGTTGAGAGAAGGCCGTTACCGCATTCGATGCGGTTTGAAGCACGCTGGGGCCAATTGCGGCCGTTAGGGAGGCCATTGCCTTTTTGGCACCCTCTACAACCTGATTGTATTGCCCTTGGATGCCATACATTTGTTTGGCTTTGCCTTGGGAAATGCCCGCCACCGGGGAGAAGTCTAAAATCGACCGGTTTTTCAGCGCCTGTTCTCTCAGGGCAACCAGAACTTCAGGATCGACCCCCAATTGCTTGCCCAACATCGCGGCCTGGGCTTTGGTCATTTCGGGGGATTGAACAACCTTGCGCAAGTAATCTACGAAAGCGGTGGCCGTTCTAAAGTCTTCTTCTTTTGGAACCAAGAATGATCCGGCAAGACCCTCGCCCATGATCGGGCCAACGCTAGTTTGAAACTCGGACAATTTATCAAAAATTTGTTGATAAAAACCCAGAACCTTGCCCGGCTCAACCCCAGAAAGTGCCGCCTGAATCTTTTGAATGTTTTCGACGGTTTCACCGGTATATTGAGAAACCACATACAACGAAGACCCGGTTTCCATCGGAGCCTTCAAGAGCTTTTCAAGGGCAATAACGGCGGCAAGAATGGCGGCTTTTGTTTCAATCGCCATGTCCTTGAGGGAAGACATGGAGCTTCTAACTTGCCTGGTCTGCTTTACAGAGTCGTCTGATCCTCGGATTTTAAAATCAACAAATAACTCGCCGACTTTCATGATTACGACTCCCTCTTGATTAAATCATAATACGCATCTTCATAATCAGAGAGGAATTTTTCGTAGGAAAGTGCTTGCAAGACTTCTCTGGAGTTCATCCCCTTGACCTCGTTATAAGACCCATATCCCGCCTTTACGAGTCTGAAGAAAATCAACAAGTCGTCTTCAGATGCCTCTATGCCTGGGCGCGATTTACTTTTTTCAAAATATCCGCGAACTGAGCAGAGAGGCTTTTCGTAAAAGGCAAAAGGTTTTCCTTCGCTACCTCGAACAAGGCAACGTAATAATCTTGACGCGCCTCTTCCGGTTCAAAGGTTTCTTTTGTGATCCGGGATTCATTATACACGCATTTTTTCATGCAATCCCAGATACACGATTCAATTTTATCAGATGCAACGGCTGAACAAACTACATCTTTCAACAAATTCACATCCAGATCGGTGTCGAGCGTAACCTTCAGGTTTTTAAGCTCCACCCCAACCGCTTTAAAAAGTGCGTTTGCTTCAGAAAATGGGGCCAAACCAATTTTAAGTTCGGCCCCGCTTGGCAGTTGTATAGACCGCATTTACTCTCCTATCAGGTCAACACGCGAGGAGTGTTGCTGAATTTAATCTTGTATTCGCAAACCGATTGCCCGGTGTCACCGTCAACGTTGCTTTTTGCCGGTACGAACCGAGTGAAGATCCCGCCCGAACACACATAGGTATCGCTTGTGATCTTTCCGGTACCATCTCCCACTTTTTTCACAAATTCACCAACCAAAAGGACGGTTCCGGCAAAATTGTTGTTTTGGGAAGAAAGAAGCTGATTCAAAAACTTGTCGTCACCAGATCCGCGAATCACGCGAAGGGTGAGTTCCGAGTTTTTACCGCTCTCATTGAGAGCATAAATCGAGTTTCCGTTTTTGCCGGTTTTTACGTCGGCAATATTGTTTGGAAATTCCAAACTTGCAACATCCGCATCGGCAAGATCGCTGATGACTTTGCTGTTGATAATGATCAGATCCGCCCCGGTAAGTGCTACTGTCGCCATTTCTTATTCTCCCTTAAACGTTAACGTTTACAATTACGCTTGAGCTATGAATTGCACCCGCCTCTTTAATTGCAATTTGGATCAACGGAGCTTTACGGGCTGCGCGATCGGTAGCCAATTGCTGAGAAACCGGTGAACTATAAATGTAGTACCCACGCTGTGAAATGTTTGCCAAGAAGTCAGTCAGACTTCCAAAGGTCGTCGCGGAAGTCCACTGGCCCGGCGCAATGTATTGGTTGTTAACTCCCTGTTCACATACCTGGCGATATGCCGACTTGAGAGCGGATACGCCGTTTTCGGTTTGCGGAATCTTGGTCGAGCTTTGAGCAAGAGCATTGAATCCGGCAACCTGGAGTCCGATGACAAACCACTGAAGGTTGTAAACGTCGTCGAAAAACCCGTTTGCACCCGAAGTCAGAACCTTCGCCACGCCCTGGACGGAAGCATATACGTCAACGCCCGCAGTCAGGCAGTTATTGTAAATGGTTTGGGTCATGGATGAATCTGGCTGAACTCCCGCCAAGTCTTTAAGTTGCATGGTCTGGGTGGTGTTCGACCCGGAAAAGTTGGTGGAGAGTCCGCGACCGGCATAAGACGCCATCATGATGAGAGCATCAACGGTTGCACTAGCCCCGTAGTACAATCCGCGGGAGTGAGTAAAGTTACCAGAGCGGAGAAGATCGAGCTTCCCACCGCTTGCAACGTCCGTGGAAGTTTTAGACACAAAAAACGCAATCTTGGGAAGCGCCTGAACAACCGCGGCGGCCGCGAGCATATCAACCTGGGTTTCAATCCGGGTGGACATGATCCCAAAGTATTGAACCAGATCCTTGGTGCGGGTAATTGCCGCATCCAGGGTTTCAGCGGAAAGAAATGGAATCACTACCAGGTAACCGCCGTTTGCCAGGATGTTTGGCGATTGGCTGAATACCGCGAGTGCCATTTTGTAGGTGGTAGAGGAGGAACCGAAATCGGTTGCTACGCCATCTGGGGACAAATAAATACCATACCCGCCCGATGGAAACGTGCCGCCTGGGGTTTCGGTTGAAAACAACGCGATGTTAGAAGTGTTCAGCGCCCCGATTCCCGCAGGGGATTGGGATACCGAGATATTGATAATGTTTGAAAGGTCAAGTTGTGCCATTCTTCAATCCTCCTACGGATTCTCGATTATCGTGGGGTCATCAAAATTATCATAGTACGAAGCCCCGACGATCTTCTTTACTTGATATTGTAAGCCTACGCTTATTGTAAATCTATAAGGAATTGCGGTCCCCGAATCATATTCTAATGTAGATAGATTCGTAAAAGAAGAGGGTAATCGCGCAATGTAAAACGCGTTCAATTCTTGTTGGGCTTCAGCATAGTTTGACGCTAGTGCTAAAATTACCTCCTCTTTGCGATCTCTTGCCTCCGGGCCACGGCTGTATAAATCAATCTGCGCCTCGGCATAGCAATTTGTGGAGATAATCTGCGAATTATTTACACCGTCAAAAGTATTCGCAGACCCGAATGGTTTAACATACGCTTCGCTGACCACTACAAACATCCCGAAGTCAGTCGGCATGATAATCTTTTGATCCCAAATGAAAACCCGCCCCGGGGCCAATTCTAATTGGGTTTGGATAATGTCGCACAAAAGGTGAAGAGGGGTGCCGGTATAAATGTCCAAAACGGCCATTTTCCCAATACTATCAACGACTTTTGCCGTGTCCTTTCCAACCTTCAGGCCCGAAGTGTAAATCCCACCGGAATTAACGCTTCCATTACCAATTACCGAATAGGTATATGGGGCCGTACCGCCTTGGGCGATCAGGGGCATGGTAACCCCCGAAAGAACTTGAGTGCTGTTGGAAAGTAGTTTCAAGCTCATTTCTTGAAATCCTCCGAACATTCATATTGGAAATAACCGTAGGGCGCCCAATCGTATTTTTTCATGACACGGTATGGGGTGCCCATATAGTAAAACATATCGTCGTTATTTAACTCCAAATCAATGGTAGTCCAAACGCTCATCTGATTCCACCGGCGCTCCCCAACGGGCAATACGGTCAATTTAGAGGGATCTACGGTCTCGACAATCCCTTGAAACACAATTTGAGTTTGTGTCTCGACCACCTCAAAATTTACAGTCGTTTTTTTAACTAATGTAAACGTGATGGTTTGAAACCATGAAGTCAGGTTCATGTGGGGAACGGTTGGAGAAATCTTATCAAGGGTCAAAGAGTTGGCATTGGTAATCAATGATTTCATTTTTTTACCACCTTGTAAGTGATCGAACGGCGCAATTGGGACGTTTCAACCAGGGTCTGATGAACCTTTTTGAAGCTCATGTCAGACGGTTTCCATTGCCCGAACCCCCCGGTCTTGAATGCGTCATCAATAATCCGGGTTGCCAATTCACCGAATTTTCTGAAAAACTTGATCCCCTCGACCGGGTCCAGGATCTTTTCAAAGTCTTCTTTTGAGGCCCACTTTTTGCTTTCAAGGGTAGACATATACCGGGTTTTAAGCGGCATCATCAAAAATGACCTTTTGGGAAGACGTTTGCCAATTTCAGGAGAGAACAAACCGAACTCATGCTTTTTGCCAATGCCCGCATTGTCGTATTTGGCATCGGTCGGCCTGGCGTTCTTTTTTTCCAAAACCCCGACCTTGATCGTGACTTCTTCCTTCAGTTTCGCCTCGAACTCTTTCAGTTTTTTCATGTCGAGTACGATTGCCATTACGGTTGCGTCGCTCCTGGAGTGCTGAAGATTGGCGCAACAATTCTTGGCATTACCAAAGACAGGTATTTGACCCCGTAATAAGTCTTCCCAAAATGGGAGAGCATGGGATTTTTGAGCATGAATTCGGGAATGCTGACCCCCTCGGACACGGACCCGACGGATTTGGAGTTATTCAACCAAGGGAAATCCCCAGAAATACCCTGGGTGGATGCCCTTAGATCCATAACAAGATAATGAGCGGTAAGATAAAGGTAAGCAAGAGAGTAAGAACTCTGATCGCTGAATAGGGCATCGTTAAAGTTTACCCCCGCTTCAGAAATTGCTTTGTTAATGTCCGAATCCAAAACGGTATTCGTCATTGTTCCATACGGAAAATCACGGGTAAAGTGTGCTTTAAAGTCTGTCGCGGTCGGTATTACGAAAGCCATGATTCCCCTTTCTTGAAAATACGCCCCGGCATCAAGCTGATACCGGGGCGCGTGTGATTGCGATTAGAAATTAACGGCTGAAGTACAGGAGTTCTGCTGGACGATACGCCTGAACTCCGGTGAACTGAGCATATCCAACGTTCTGGAAGTTGAAGTTGTCGATGCTGTTCGCCAGGGTGTTGGTGTAATCCACAGGGAGATCCATGCGGAGGGACTCTTCGTCATAGTTCAGGAGAACATAACGAGTCGCGCTGAGGCTGTTGTACGCGCTGTCGCCGTATGCACAAGGGAGGATCTTGAAGTTTTTGTTCCGGGTAATAAGCTGGAACGCTTCTTCGAGAACCTGGAGCTTGGTCTTCAGCGGGAAAGCCGCGTCAGTCATAGACGCCAATCCGTTGTAATCAGACTCAGGAATGATGAAGTGAGTCGGATATGCGGTACGAGCGCAATTCGAACGATACTTCTCAATAATTACAGAGAGAAGGGTGTTCAAGGTTGCGGCGCTCATTCCGGCGATTGGAGCGGTGATGGTGGTCAGGTCGTTGGTCACGCCGACTTGGTTGTAAAGACCAAGAACGGAGGAATCACCCTGAAGTCCAAGGAATGCAATCTTCTGAATGCCGAGGTCGAAATTGCGTTTACGCGCTTTTTCTTTGGCAGTCACGAGATCCCAATTTCCGGATTTTGCAGCAAGTTCGAGATCGAAAATTGACCAAGAAATGCCTTTGGCCCAGTTACGGACCTTCACGGTAATGGAGTCAACGCCCGCGTCCGCTTGAGCAAGACGTGCAGAATTCCCGCCAGTGTTGATCACACCGGTAGAGAAATCTTCGGCAAGCTGGAACGAACGGTAGGTGACCAGGTTAGAAGACCAGGAGCCTTCGCCAACGCGGACCGGGAGATAATCTGCCGGAGCGATTTCGAAAAACTTCTGCTCAGAAACCTTCTTAACGATGGTCGAGAGAGTGGTAATGCTGACTTCGTAACCAAGTGCGTTTACTTGGCGCTGAAGTGCGTTTGCTACGCGGAGTTCCCGATCATTCAGAACAATCGGTTCGCCTTTGCTATTCAGGATTTTAGACATTTTCATGTTCTCCTATTGGTTGTTAATTAAGCCAGGCTGCCCGGAAGATCGACAATGATCCGGATCAGGTCGCCAGATGCGCTTGCGGCGTCGAAAGCGCGTCCAACAATCATGTTGCCAGTGGTTGCAGTTGCGACTTTCTGTCCAGAAAGCACAATCATGACCTTTGCGTTAGCAGAGATCGCGGCAGATGCTTCCATGTAAACAGCGGTTCCGCGAGAGAAAGCGATTTCCACTTTGTCCCCGGCACCAAACGCAGTGCTTTTGATGTCGTAAGCGATGATTCCGAAAACATCATCAGAGGCTGCCGAACATTCTACAACGTTCGGAATACCGCCAATGGTGCTAACGATTTTAACCGCTTGTCCAGGAACAAGATTTCCAGCCGAAGATGTATCCACTTCGCAAGAAACAATGTTCGCCGGTCCTACCTTCAGATCGACCATCCCTTTTACAGCAGAGATGTTAAATTGGTTCATATTAAGAGGCATTTTTATTCTCCTTTTTTAAAAATGATTAATTGCCCGAACCGTAACGCGCCTTGCCCCTTGCCACCTGATCCATGGAAGTTTCAATCACTTTCGCGGATGCAATTGCATTGAGTTCAGCATTTTTCAAAGTCTCGAAATGGTTCTTCTTCTTGTGAAGTTCCTCTTCGATTTCTTCTTCTTCGTGTTCTGCGAGTTCGAGAGCCTTTTTCTTGGCTTCCTCGTCGCTCATGTCATGTTTCTTTGCGTCTTCGTGCATCATGTGACCGTCTTTGCCTTTGGCGTGCTTTTCGGCAGACTCGTCATCGTGCATCGCTTTTTCTTTGTGTTCTGCTTTTTCTTCAGCAGGGGATTCTTTTTTCTCATGATCGGCAGCATCTTCATGCTTCTTCATGAGGCCGTGGAGCATTTCCATAACATCATTGAGCTTCATCATCTTGCCGTTGATTTTTACATGATGATCCATGTTTGCCATCGGATAAGCGTCGTGTTTTTTCATCTCAGATTCGTCGTTTTCGTTAATAATCTGAGAAAGAGTCTTCTCGACTTTGCTGTTGGGGAGAATAACGCTCATTTCTTCGAAATCGGCGGTGTTCTCTACTTTGGACTTTTTGAAAAAGCTGAACATTCCTTTTGCTCCTTTAGTTATCGAGTTTGAAAATTTTTTCAATTCAGACTCTTTTTTATCATTGTAGGCTTTAAAATCTTCCGGTGTCAAAATAATTGATTCCTCGTACCGGGGGTTTGGAACCAGCGCAAGATGTTCGTATTCCGCTTCTTCCACTTCCTTCAGATACTCAACCCCATGCCACAACCCGCCACCGGAAAATTTTTTGGGGATATACGCGTTCGAGAGCTTCCACCCGGAACGGATTGCTTCGTGTCCGCGATCAGAAACAACGATGAATTTGGCCCAATGTTTGCCATCGGTCTTGTTGAAAAAAGACTCGACAACATACCCGTCGGCTTCTGCCTGAAGGTTGTCCAGGTTTACATCATCCACATGACGAACATATACGGGGCGTCCCGAGAAAGTTCCGTCCATGTTTTTGATGCAAGTCTCTCCGACAAAAATGCGATAAGGATTTCCATTGTTGATCTGCGGTTCTTTGTATTCCGCGACGCCTTCCACCATGTGGAGGCCATAAAAGATTTTCGGCAATGTTTTGGCGTTAGTTATTTTCACTTTCCTACGTCTCCGACCTTTTCTTTTCCCCACATTCTACATGACCAATACGCGGGGGTTGTTTTATCGTCTTGTGATTCGCAGTGGTGCCTGGCCCGAAATGACTTTTTCCGCTCCGGGTCGTCTCTCTTGATTTCCATGTCGGGGTCACCAAAATTGACCTTGATGACATTCCCTTTTGGATTTTTTACATAAACGGAAAATTTCTTTGGTCCGTCGGGCGTGCGAAATGGTTTATCAAGCTCAACCTTGTGATCTTGGTATTCCGCATTCTCAGTGGTGCCGTATTTTTCTTGTCCGTTTTGCAACGAGAATTTCATTCGATTATTATTCTATCACAGGAATCGCAATGCAACGGCAATTGTAATCTTCGCCTGGGTGATTCCGGCGCTGAGTTTTGCCTGGTGCGGTCGTAATCGGCGGGTTATCCCAGGAGAAAATTTTTCCGTCGAGCGCCTTGTGAGAATCCCGAACTGGGTGAAGGGGAGATCCGGCCACGGTTCGCCATTCATAGGTTTCCACCCCGGCATCTTTCATCCGGGATTCGCGGTATTTGGCAACCATCAAGTTGTTTTCTTGCCTGGCCCAAAACGTTGCTTTTTCTAGGCTAACTCCATATGCGTCTTTCAACGGTTGAACCAAATTCTCATACCGAATGCCGCTCATCGTGAGTTCCTGGACCTTGGTTCTCATCCGAACGATTTCCTCATCCAACCATCCCTTGATGTTCTTCTGAAGGTTCGTCGTGTATTCGGTGGCAATCAAATTTTTCTGGTCTTCAGACAATTCCGGTTCAACGCCGATGACCGACAATGACCGCTTAACTTTTTTCTGCGTTTTGGTAAGCGATGCGTCAAATAAACCTTTGGCCTTTAATTTCTCGGCAATTTTTTCCGTATCGAACTTGGAGAGAGCATCAACAAACTTTTTGGTCTTTTCTTCTATTCGTGCGGTTGCTAGACCAACCTCCACGCGGACAGACATTGGAAGTTCGGAGAGTGGGATCGCCCAACCTTCATGGCGGCGATCCCATTCCGCGCGGAGACCCCGAAGTTCCCTTGTGAGAGTGGAGTCAAATTTCCCCCTGAATTTTCCTCTACTGTAAACGATTTTGCCAGATCGAATTGCGCTAATTAAATCTTCTTTCGCGTTTTTAATCTGCTTCACCGATTTGATGCCCACAATCCTCAACAGAGGAGCAAAGAATTCCTCTTCGAGTAGACGAATGACTTCTTTTTTCAAAGCCTCTTCATCTTTGGGATCGGTATCAATCGGCTTGAGCTTTATCATCCCTCGCGGCGATCCCGAAGAATGAGTTTGCGTTTAGCCGCATCCATCTGTCGACGCATAACGGCTTCTGGTTCCGGTTCTGGTTCGGGTTCCGGTTCGATCTCTGGTTCTGGTTTGATCTTTTCAAATTCAGACTTTTGAATGAATTCTTGTTCCAGATAAAGCGCGATCTTGTTCTGAATGGTCCGAACCGACACGGCAAGTGCGTCCGCAGTGCGGGTGCGGTTCCATTGATAAAACCGAAGAGCGGTAATAATTACCTCACGTTCCATTTCTTCCAGGGTAATACCGGGTTGCCAGTTCATCATTTCTTTCCTTTCATCATCGCTTTGTAAATCGTCATGACCACGGGATATTTGATCTTCCCGTATTCTTTAATGCACGCCTCTTTAGCCTTTTCCCAGGTCGCCTCATCAACATCGCCAGGATTCTGAATCGACGCCTTGGTCAAGTCTTCCAAAACGGTTTGTGCTTCTTCTGGCATAATGTCGTTTTCATGCTTGCGGATGTGGCCTTCTTCGAAAGAAGGTTTTTCGGAATAGCTTTCAACCGAATATCCCTTCCCGAAGTGCGCTTTTACCTTGTCCCTGGCAGATGGTGCCATTTGTTTGATGACGATGGCCTTTTCGCCTTTATCGGACTCACGCCAAACGACAACATACACTTTACCGTCCATCTTGAGCTTCTCTTTCCGGCGCGCATATTGGTCACGCTCTTTTACTTCTTTTGAAGTCTTCCCGTGAGTTCTGAAAACCCCACCCGCGTCCCTGGGATGCTTGTCCTTCTCGAATGGGATCTTGATATGGTCGGCTTCAGTGAAATAATTCATCATCCGGCCGTACCGCTTTTCAGATTCCAGGGTTGCGGCGCGAGAGTATGACTTTTGCTGGCCTGGGATTTCGTCGCTCCCGTCTGCCGCCATATCCTCATCGGTTTCAATCATTGAAACGTCTTCAGCTTCCATTTTAAGCGGCAACAAATCATCTTTGTTTATGCACTTACGAAACTCGATTGGGTCAATTTCTCCCGACTGTCTCGCCGCAATCAAGCGGTTGAACTTTTGGGTTTTGACGTTCTCTTCTTGCTCCCCAGACAGGGTGCGAAGCGGTTTGAAATGAATGGAAAGATCGTCCGGGACAAATCCAAACAATTGCTGGCACCGAACTTCAATCACCTTCAGAATGTCATACTTACATTTTGACCGAATCTCGGATTCAATCATTGCGTTATAGTTTTCAATATCATCTTCGCCAGAGTTGAACCCGGACGCGCTGATACCGAAAATCTTTGTGATCGGCATACGAAGGTCGGATGCGATTTGAATCCGGATCTGCTCCAAAATCTCAGCAATCCCCGAAAACGAAAGTTGCTTTTGAACGTAATCGTCCTCGGAATCCATTGTGATGGCGTTTTGAAAGTTCTTCTGTTGGTTTGCCAGTTGCACGCGCTGTTGGATTTGTGCGGTTCCCTGGGCAGACAACAGAGTGGTCGTCAAGTTCTTGATCTTGTAAATGTCGAGCTTGAATTCATCCAATACTTCGAAACACAAATCGTTGGTCTTGAAGTATTGGTTAATCGACCGAATCAAAGATTCCACTACCGACAGACCCCAACCTCGGAGACGTGGGCGAATGAAGGACGGTGGCTGAAGGCCCTTCATCCGGAATACGCGGGATTTGTGGAGTTTGGTTCCGTAATAAGAGAAATACTCGAATTTGGTTTCTTGAAGGGTGGGGTCATACGCTTCGTCGTTTTGTTTATCCCAAAACAATTCCCACATATCGACCGCGCGGAACTCAAGCGGGGTATCTGCCGTAATTGAGCTTTGGTCAAATTCGGTCATTGGATCTTGATCGGTAATGATCACCACGCCCGCGCCACCGTAAAGACGGTTCCACTTCAGTGCCTGACCGACGGTGTTAATGTCGTCATTCCGCTCAATCACATTCACCAGGCTAGCCAAATCTTCTTCAGACAGTTGCCGGGATCGGATTTCAACCCCGCCCCTAAGCCCGTCATCCACCGGTACGTTCACCACGGTTTGAATCAGGCCATGTTCCGCGTAAAGCTCCGAAAGGAGCGGACGCATATTGGAAACCAAGTACCAACGGTTATTGAGAAAGGTTGTGTCCGTCTGGTCAAGCTGAGTTCCGGGACCGCCTGGGGTAAACCCCATAATCGCCTGGGACAAACCGTTTACAACCACCGTTTTTTCGGTCGCAGCATTTTCCAGAATCTTCCGGGGCCGACCGCGTTTTTTCTTCATTTCTTCCATATCATCTCCTTAGAGAACATCGAGGATCGAAAAGCCTGTTGCCAGTTCATTGAATGCCCCCGAAAATGCGTCCACTTGGTCATCATGACTTGCATCCGGAAAATTTTCCAGTTCATTTAAAAACGAATCATTCCATGACCCTTTGAGGAGCTTGACGTTTCCGTGTTCACACTGCGCGGACACGGGAAGCGCGCGGGTCACCTTGTCTTTCGAGGGTTTCCGCACGCGGATGTTGAATCCCGCCAACAATCGGACATAGTTATCCGCATCCGCAACGCCCGCCGATCCGGGATCTTGTTCGATTGCCACAATGCACCCAAACCCGTCCTGCGTTGCGGTATTCCGAACAACCTTCTCAACGTTGAGCGGGGATTCACGGACTCGAACAATATCCGATACCACCCAGGTACCGTCCTCGTACCGATTCAATTTTAGCCCCACGGTATAATCCGGATCTCGATTGGTTTCTGACGGTTTTGTAGCGGCCCGGTCCCAATATCGAATGGTCATGATTGGTCTTGCGGGCAAAGCATCAATCACTTGAAACCAAGTGCGCTGAAAGTATTGACCAGCGGCAGATCGAACGTTCCAATTGCCTTCCAGGAGACGCGCGCGCTCCACCCGAGACAATGCTTTAAGCGAGGACAAATAAGACGGATCTTTTTCAAGCAATAGTTTGTTGTCGTAAATCTTTCCGGGGATAAAGGTCATGGATTTCGGCAAAACGTCGTCGCCGTATTTGTCCATAAGCTCTTGTTTAGAGTTTCCCCACCGGATTTCATCCTCGACACGAATAAACCAGCGAAGAACCCCGGCCCGTTCGGCAATGGGATACCCTTGTTCATCAATGTACCAGTCAATAAACCGACGCACCCAGGAATCCGTGTCCGGGTTACAGGTCGCGCGAATGTATCCGGGGATTCCGGACATGGACCGGTTCCGGGACAACATATAGAAAAACTGTTTCTCGGTGAAATGGGTCACCTCATCAAACCCGATGTAAGCGATCTGCGCCCCTTGCCAGTCATAAATGTTCTGTTCGGTCTCAAGATGGGCGAATTTCAGCTTTCCACCAGATGGAAACAACCATTCCAAGTAGGATTGCCGGGGGACCGCTCCCAGGGGCGTGTAGATGTCGGCCGATTCATCCCAGAGACCGCCTTGGTTCCGGACCTGGACGGATGTTCGCCGAAAGATGACCCCACCGAACCGGGAATTGTTGAAGTGCCGTAAAGGTTCCAGGAGCAGGGCAAAGGATTTACCGGCACCTGCGGCGCCACCGTAGAAAGCAATATCGGCCTTTGAGGATAAGAACATGGACTGCGGCCCCGGTTGAGGCGCCAGGATCTTATTAGCTTTCGGCACAGGATTCACAAATCACCCATACCTTCCATTCAATGTACAAATACTCTTTTTGACAGATCGGACAATAAACCGTCATCCCTTGTCCTTCGGGGTATCGAATATCACGGTTGACGGTTCTGCTCGACCATTGTCCGGCAGAGAGATTAGAACTTGAACGGCTTGCATGGTCATTGGGTTGTCCGGGTCACCAGAAAGCTCGATCCGCTCTTTGGGTTTACCGACCACGCGCTCCAAGAGCTTGTCCAGCGTATAGGTCAATCCCTTCTGTGTGTCGGCAAGAATTGCGGATATCAGATTCACTTGGAGCATGGAAGTGTTCGGGTCTTCCAGGATGGCCGCTAATTCCGCTCTGTTTGCCTTCAGGATCATTTCGCACGTCTCAGCAAGCTCTTGGGCACCCATCCGCTTCAAAGCCGTTACAGCCTTGTCCTGGAGCGCAGGGCCGGACGGATTCCCTGACTGACCTTTCTTCCATCGTGTTGCCGGGCTTGGATTCGGATTGGGCATAAAACAAAGTTAATCCGTTAATCCGTGAGATGCAAATAATTCGTAGAGTAAAAGAAATGAAAAAGGCGATCAGTTATTGCAACCGACCGCCCTTTTGAGATATAGTTTTTTTGGACGAAAAACTCTTACTTGGGAAGATCCTAGCCGAATCAGGCAAAGTTAATCAAGAAAAAGTTTTAGTTCATATGCTCTGGTAGGAGCATCCTGTCTGTCGCGGGTAAAGTGGGGATTGCACCCCAGGGAAGATAATCGTTCTTCCCATATACCGCAGGGCCAAAGCGCGTGAGCGAGGGAACACACCTAGACGTTGCAACCGGAATCTAGGACTACCACTGTAACGAAGGCGAGAACTCATCCGAATTGGAAGAATGGGAACTTGATCGTTAGAGGACTAGGTGAAGGGATCACCAATCTATTCTAGAATTGTATCTAAGAATCCCCTTCAACTGTCCTCTGGCTCGAATCTAAACCGATTGGAAGTCCGAGAAGAGGATCTGATCGGACCCCCTCCCCTCATAAGAAAAACTCCCCCCAGGTACTTACCAAATCATCAAAATCTAGGAGATCCTGAGCGGATTAGTCAAGTGGACAAAAATAGTAGCGATTTGCGGAAGTGCTTCTCTTCCAGTTTCAATTTTTTTTTCCCACTACGCGGATCTTGGCATAGAACTTGTCCGGTTGAATCCCTCGACTCGATCCGTTGCGGCATGCCCCTTGCATAAGCTATATTCCCGAAGGGTTACGCACACTTGCGCGGGTTTAGCCCTGCGTCCCCCGGAGAGTATCCAGCGGGTAGTTTGTTTTTCTTTGCCGGGTTATGCATTCCTTACCCTCTTCTGCTACTCAATCTGGCCGTTCTGGGGTTGTTTCGGTGTATTCGCTGAACTGTTAACGGGGTTTAATAATATAGAGATTATGAAGTTATCTTAACTTGTTGAGGGGGTTGGTGAATTGGTTGCCCTGGTTGTGCCCTGGGGGGCGTGGGGCGCTGCCGGGGATTGCAAGGGAATGGGGGGGCCTGAAAATAATTTGCGGTTAGGGGTTGCATTCTATGGTGCCGTGATATAATCTTAGTGAATCAAGCCAACCACGGCCCGATAGAAATGGAACAAATCATGAATCTCGACAATAGACTGACGCGTGAATCCCTTTTGATCGATACAACCCCAACCCCTGAGATGGCTGCCGCCCTGGTTGCCGCCGGCAAAGTAAAGGCTGGCCTGACGTTCGTGGGCGTGGCGTCCTCTCAGCGGGCGCATTACTTTCGGTGTAATGACTGTTTGACGCCCGTGACAGTGCCGGGTAATGCCGCCCATGGTGATCTCGTTTGTGGATGCGGGGGCGAGTCCTTTGAGTACCTGGGGCGCGTGTCCGGCTATACCTGGGTGCGTACTGATGCCGTTTGTGACTGCGACGGGCGCTGTACTCAAGCGATCGGCCCGAATTGTGATTGTGCTTGTGGAGGTAAGAATCATGGGGCGGGCCTGGCGGCCTGGAGTGAGCGCGTGGTCGAGTCCGGCCGCGTGCGCTACGGGGCGAAAGTATCGGAAGCGGCCCGCATCCAGGGCGCGCGTTTCCGGGACGTTCTGGCGCTGGTTAACTCCATGAAAGGCGCCCATGTATCCGAAGAGTATTTCCGCATCTATTCTGACGCCACGGGGGCCGTGTATGGGTTGAAAAACGCCAAGACTCTCAAGGCCCGCGAGAAATACTATCAGAAAATTCAGGCCCTGGTCGACGGGGCGGCCGCAAAAACGGCATGATATTAATCACTTGGGGCCGGGCCGGAATTATTTTCGTCCTGGCCTCTTTTTTTATTGCGTATTATCTAACCGTGATATAATCTTTGATTCATAGGGCAGCAATAAGGCGGCCCAAGTAAAGGAACTAAAAAATCATGAAACGCACCAACCAATTTGACCTTGAAAAAATCTACTCGAAACCTGAGTTCTGGGTTTCTTTTAACGGCTGTCGTATCGGTAAGATTGACGCCCCGGTTTCTGCCGAAACCTTGCTTGCTGAGTTAAATCAATCCCAATTCACCGACTTGACCGACGCTTCTAATCATCTGGCGTTTGTCATGCACAACCTGAAAGGGGGCGCATAATCATGAAAACTCTAATCGTAATCGCATCAATCGCCACAATGACAGTTTGCAACCATTCAGGCACAAGCGGCCATGACGTCACGGCAGTTATTGCTTGCGCCGCATTTATGACAATGGTCATCACCATGGCGCGCGGAATTGCTCAATACCTCAACAAATAACCAAAACAATAAAAGGAAAATAAATCATGAAAACTCCACGCTACATTCCCGAAAACGCCACTCTTACTTTCGAAACGTCCAAGGGCGTCATCTACACCTACGCCGATCCGGCCGGCAACCCTTGCGCAATTGGCTATTTCGGCACTTCGTCGAAACCCTGGTTTCGCTATCGGTATCCCTCCATTCAGGGCCGTTCTGAAGCCATTCAGCTCTACGTTGAATCCCTCAAGCGCGCCGAAATTGCCAAAGAGAACGAAAAGGCCGCCCGCAAGGCCCGCGCTGCCGAATTTCGCGCGTCGCTGAAACCCGGCGTGATCCTGACGTGTTCCTGGGGTTGGGAACAGACAAACGTCGAGTTTTATCGCGTGATCAAGGTTGAGGGGTTCAAGGTGACCCTTGAAGAAATTTACAAAAAACAGGTTGAAGCCACGTCATGGGCGGCCGCTAAGGTTGTCGCCAACCTGGAAGGCGGCAGCCGCGCCCCCGAAACGTTCAAGCTCTCGCCCCTCTCCACGTCCATCAAGGTTAATTCTTCTATTTCCCTGACTGTATGGGACGGGCGCCCCACCTATTGTAGCTGGTACGCGTAATATTCGAATTGAAAACAACAACAAAAAAAGGAACTGAAATCATGAAAACACAAAAAAAATATATGATCGAGTTAAGAAATCATATGGCGCTCAGCGGGCTATATCTGACGCCCGAAAACGGCCTGAAGAAAGATTTCCCAATCATGGAAGCGAAATACTTTTTCGATACCAGGGAAGACGCGGAAGCGGCCGGCATGGAAGAGGCCTCGACTTGGTATGATCCGTGGCGCGTCGTTTTTCTGATTCATGAAATTGAAATCGAAATTGAAACATAAAGGTCGAAACTCCCTATCTTTGGGGAGTCGTCCCGTAAGGCGGGGCCTGACGATGACCAGTCAGAACAACAACCAAAGGAAACCAAATCATGAAATACAGGACTCCAAAACTACACCAAGACCATCAGCGCGGCCGGCTATTCTTCGAATTGTGGGGGTACTATTGTGGTGAAGGCCGGCACTATTGGGAAGTGAAGCAAGGGCGTCACTTGCCGTTCGGGGGCGGGGCCGTAGCCACCATTTACAAATTTTACGATATGGATGAAGCGGCGGCCGCTTATGACAAATTGGTGGGTGTAGCATGAAAAAAGAAAATTGCAGTTCTTGCCGGCGAGAATTCGCCCCGCACTGGCTGAAAAACGGAACGTGTAATGCATGCCGAAACCCTGGCGCAATTGTCGAGCAATTGGCCGGGTATCTGGTTGCGTATGAAACGGGCGCCCCTGACGGATCAATCAAAGAGCGCGTTTTCTACGCCATGGATAGCGCTCTTGCTCTTGTGAATGAAACCCCTGGCGCTGAATTGTACGCGATACGGGCCGGCACCATTAGCGGCGGCCGGTTATTGAAGCGCGGCCGCAAGCTGGAATTGATGAAACAGAACTAACCCCCCCGCCCCCAGGTTTCGGCCTGGGGGCTTTGTATTTGAGGACCACTCCATGGACTTGATCGAAAAAATATTAAAAGAGCGGGCCGCATATCGCGCCCAAGCGGCGGCGCTGGCGCCCGAAACCCGTCGTTTCAATACGGCAACCCTAACCCGGTTCATTATCGTTTCCCCGTCATGCCTGGCAGCCGGCTGGCGCGCGACACTGTTTGATGAATTGGGGGCCGTTTGCCATACCGAAACCCGCGATCACGCGGCGGCCGTTATGGAGGCCCGCGCTTATGGGGCCGATATATTCAACCCCATCACCGAATAGGCGGCGCACCTAATGGCCCCGCATTCCTCTTTATTTGCCGTTTTAACGCGTCCGGCCCGATTATTGTGGTCAATGCATGGGTTGCCCCTCAGGCCCTTAAAACGGGCGCCCTGGACGTCTAATCAAAACGCCCCGCTAGGCCCCCAATTTGCCGTTTTAAGCGGCCGGACGGGGGGGTTGGTAGGGTTGGTGAGGCCCCCCCGAAAAAAATTCTGGTGGCAACGTCGAGCGATACGCGCGGAATTCCCTAATGATTACGCGTAGTTCTATGGGTCCAGTTGAATCAACGGGTCGAGTTTAGGGTCGAAATTGAGGTTTTCGGGTTTACATAACAAAAACGATTTTATGAACAAATTGAAACATTACCAAACCAGCCGGATCGAAACCGATAAAACCGATGAAACCTATTCGGGGTCCGGATCAATGCGGGCCGGGGTTCAATCCGGATCAATCCGCGCAAGCTATTGTTTGGAAACGTACGCGGCGGGATTGCGGCCGGGTCGCGGCAGCGCCGGGGCCTCCTTGGCGTGCCTATTAGAATTTTGGATGGTGGGCAGGGTGCCCCCCCGCACCGAATACAATGGAAAGGAAACACAATGAGACAAAACCCAAAGCAAGCGAGAGCAAAGCGCAAGGCCGCCCTTGAAAAGCTGGCCGTGAGATTACGATTTAAGCTAGCCGACGAACCAGGCAACCCCGCGGCCGACTCTTGGCGCGATCAGTTGAAGCGGATCGAAAAGACCCTGAACTACTTTGAGGATTCCCCGTATATTCTGAAACATGATCCGTTTTTCGCCGATAAGGTCCAAGTAAAGATCATGCGCCTGGAACAATTGTCCCAGTTCTATCGGCGGGTAAATGCGACTTGGAGAAAGACCGGGGGTTTCGAGGGCGTCCTTTTAACCAAGTATTGGCGTGAAAAGATTGAGGAAAACGTGACCCTGTACGGGATTCCCTTCCCGGAGAAGGTGTTTTGGAATCTCAGGACGACTCTCAAATACTTTAGGCGGCGGGTTTAAAGACCGACGGATTAAGTTGATATTCTATTAAACTCGATTATATTTTTAATTGAGATCGTTGTTTTTCGATTGACTTAGTTCAACAACCTATGCAGTTGATCAACTAGGTCGGATTAGACCCTAAATATGCAGTTGCAGTAAAAAGAACTGCAATTGCAGTAACAGGAGAACCAATATGCTGTATGTGATCCCGAAAAATGATGCCTGGTATGAACCACCACCCGCGTATTTTTTTGCGTGCGATAACTGCGAGTGGGTGAGCAATGAATCCCTCACCAAGGGAATGGCATTGATGCTGGAACCTGAGTGTTGCCCGGAATGCGGGTGCGAATCACTTTCGCTCGACGCCCAATAGATTTTGGATGGTGAGGGGGATCAACCCCCCTTATTAAATTCCGTAATTGAAACTTTAATCATGTCCCGATCGCTCCAACCTTTTGAGGCGGCGATCAATGCAACCTGTTTGTCATCCACGAATGCCACTTCATTCAATCCATCAAGAACCGCTTTCACCAAGTTATCCAAGTCGGCGCGAGGGATCTCCAGAGTGGTCCGCTTCGGGCGCTTATACTCAAACGCGAAAGTGATCTCGACGGTTCCCTGGAACGGTTCCAAGTTCGCCAGGTGATATTGCAGCTTAGTGCTTTTCCGAATGTGCCTCTCAAAATCCGCGGTGCTTTTGGGAGTGAAGACGCGTCCTCGC